GCATACCAACAGCCATAGCATTAACCATAAACTCACGCTCAGGTTTATCAAGGGTAGGACGCTCGTTAAGCAAATCAACAACCTCACGAGGTAAGGATTGATAAGGAATAGCCTCACCGTTAACAGGCATCTCCAATTGCAATTGCCGCTTAGCGGCACGAGCAAAACGAAAAGCCATATCAGAGGTAAAATCAGGGTTCTCCTCGAGAACACGAACAACATGAATACCAAGAGCAGGGTCAACAGTCAACTCCTTGAGCTGACCAAGGTTAAAAACATAACGTTTAGCAACAGACATAAGAATAAAAATTTAAGATTTAACATTACGAGCTTTTTCAAGCTCCTCTTCAACACGAGACTTAACAGCACGTTCACGAGACTCAGCATCACGCTTGGCCGCAGCATCACGCTTACGAGCAAGAGCAAGGCCTTCAATATCCCGGGTACGGTCAGCCAAAAGACGAGCAGCCTCAAGGCGCTCAAACTTATCCATGTGGTCATACTCAGACAAATCAATATCAGCATTCATCATAGGAGTACGAGGGATAGCAAGACCCTTAACATAACGGTCAAGAATAGCATGAATAGTAAGAGAATCATCAGGCTTGGTCAAAGAACGACCAGCCCAAAATTGGCCATTAACCTTACGAGGCATAGCAAACGTAAGAGACCAATCATAATTACGCTGATGGCGATACCATACAGGGGCAGGCGATGCAACAACCTGAGTCAATACATCAGAAACAGACAATTTTTTAGACATCAGTACGAGAATTAGATTTACTTTGAAAAATAAGGACAGCAGCGCGGCGAGCCTCATTCTGAGAACGAATAAAATCATCACCACTACCATATAACTGCACATGCTTAATAAAAGCATCTTGAAACTGTTTAGACTTCGCTTCATACTGAGGAAGTTCAGTAAGCTCAGTAATAGGAACACGATGTTCAATATCATAAGCAACACCGTTGCCAGCACCATACAAACGCTGACGTAAATAACGAGGCATAGCAGAACGCTTGCCATTAGGAAGAGTAATATAACCACGAGAATAATCACGCAAATGCCAATCTATCATGGCAGGGGTTAAATAAGACAAACCCATCTTCTTAGACATCAACGCAAACTCAGCCTGACGGCCAAGCTTATCACCTTTAAACACATAACGAGTCTTATTCATATAACCAACGGTATATCCAATATTCGAAGCATTAACAGTGTCATCAGCAATAAAAATGTCTCCAATAACAAAACCTTCGTCATCACGCCAAGACTCATGTAAATACGCTTCATCAACATTTAACAAACAAAGATGATAATGAGGACGGTGAAACCGAGAACCATACTCACCACAAACATAATACTTAATAGGCTTATTTCCAAATGGAATGCGATTTCTTTTATAAACAAAATCCTTTAAGTAATCATTCCAAGACAAACGCCACATAGGCTTAGAAGTATGACGCTTACGCAGGCGCTTAAGAAAAAGCTGAACATCACGAATAGATAAAGTAGGCCAACCATGAGAGGAGATAGGTAAATGGTCATTATCATAAGAAAGCCGAATCCAAATAGAGGAGTCGGCAAACTTCTCCTCCTGAAGAATACGGAAGATCCAAGCATCCGTACGGCGAACGAGACACTTAGGACACGTACCACAAGGATACGTCTCACCAGTGTCACGAACATAACGAGGGAAATCGCACATAGTGCGAATATAAAGAGAGATAAAACTGAGAGAAACAAATTTTCTCAACAAGTTAACATTTACTAACATTGTCATTATAAAATGAAGTCATTAACATTAACGTAAATTTTAACAATTTAAGGGGAACTAATTGCATTGTTCCCCTAACACCCCTCCATCGCTTTGCGGCTCGTAAACTCGCCGCAGCACAGCGTAAAAACAAAATGGCAATGCCATCGAGGCATCGCCATTTTGTAAGCAAAACGTATAGGCCCCCACACATTTGTGGCCTACCTTCGGTGACCCTACGGGGTATAGGTGTCCTGCGGACGGCTATAGCCTCGCGGGGCGGTATTTAGGGATGCTACCGCCCACAATCGGAGACTAAAACATCGGACGAACCGAGCGAGGGAGCGCACGATGAACCGTAGCTTTAACAAACCAATGCAAGAGCAAATGGTCAACAGTGGGGTCATCAACAGCAAAAATCCGCATCAAATCCTCATTATCGGCAGGAGTAACCTGGCTAATCTGAATAAAACGCTGGTCAAGACCGGGCAACTCAGAAAACTTACGCCAAAGACCCCAAAAATCCAGCTGGTCAACAAAATCACCAGAAATCTGGTTAACTGCCATCTTCCAATAGGAATAAATAGGCAAATAGCCAAAAGGAGCATCCATAACAGCAGGGTCAGCCGTAGAGTCCCAAAAAACTTCCTTATTGGGAACAGGCTGGTTACCCAACTCAGCAAGCAAAGGCCAAGGATACGAATAACGGTCAAGACGAGCGGAACGTAATAAACCCTGAGGAATACCCTCAAAGTAATCGGTATCGAAAGTAACGGAAGCAAGTATCATAACGATACCCCACTCTTCACAACGACAACGGACAGAACCGTGATGTTTAAGCGAGATACCATGACCAGCCATAGTGCCTTGAGGAGCATCAGCGGTACCAGTCATATTAAGCACCTCAGAAATAGAAACAGGCTGGGTGCCGCCACCAAGATACATAGAACGTTGCAAAGTCAAATCGGAAACATGAACGCCATATTGAGTCTCGATAACTTCGTAATACTCACCGCCACCAATAGCATCGGCAGTAAGAAAAGCCTGAATAGCACGAGCACGAGCCAACTCCTCAATAGTACCAGCAGCACCAACATAATCGGTGGGCGAGATAACTAAAGTACCATTAGGATCATACGCAGCGTTAACAGAAGAACCAATAGAATTAAGGTCGGAAGAGCCCAAAGGAGGAGCAGCGGCATCCGTACCGATAGCAGTATTAGCGGCAATGGCATTAACCGCATCAACATTCTGGACTTTACCAGGTAAATTGCCAGGATTAAAATAAGTAACCGGTAAATTACCGACCAAAGACGGTATAACAACATCCGGGCCTTTCTGAGCCCAAGGCTTACAAGAGGTAAAATAATCTTTTTCATAATGGCGGGAAAACAATTGCGAATACAAAGAAGGGTCATTAGAACCATCAACCAACATAGGAAAAACCTTAGTATCAGGTTCAATGTCCTCATCGATATAATGGTCGCAATTAATCTTAGTATAAGCAGCAAAAGGAAAAGCATTAGCATCAGGAAAGGAAGTAGGATCGATAACACCACTACGCCCTTTAGAGGGCATACCCAAATGATTAGCCAAAGTACCAATATAGCCAAAACCATACAAGTCCATGTCCGAAGTAGAAAAATAAGGAGCAGCAGGCGGAGTAACACCCTCACGAGGGTTACCAAAAAAAGAAGGGGCATTCGGCCACAAATTACGATAGGAAACCTGAAAAGCCTCCCAGCGAATAGTAAAACGCTGCATAGGCGGAGCAAGCATAGGCTGAATACGCATAAGAGCCTCAGGAGTAAGCTCCCAATCATCACCGGGAAGAGTCTCCTTCCAATAAACAGGGACAAGCTTACCCCAATTTGTAGAGTACTTATGCTGACCATCCATGTTAAAATAATTACGGGCAATAGCCCGGGACGGGGTAGTTAAGGCAATCTTATTGCCATAATCGAGAATACGTTGAGTAGGCATAATAAAGTTTTTAAGGTTAAAAATCAGTTACCACCTCCAATAAAATTGGAGCCAGAATAAGAAGAGCCAGAAGGCTGAGAGTAGGTAGGTATGGACATACCAGTACCACCAGAACCAAACAGCTTATTAAAAATAACACCGATACCACGCCCAATAGCAGAGTCATGAGGCATCATACCTTGATTGCGCATATCAATGTCAGCCTGTTGAATAATAGCATCATTCTGCATATTCTTAACAGTTTGCTGAATCTGACCAATCTCAGCAAGAGACTTAGCGTTACCAATGTAAATAGCCCCAATACGAGCAATAGACTCCTTAATGGACTGAGAGTTCATTAATTGCTGACGGGTATCATCATCAATCTTAAAACGAGCATCAGCATCCAAATCAGCGGTATGAGCAGACAAATTAGCAGCAGTAAAAGGAGCAAGGAACGCATCAATCTGAGTATCAGTAATAGCCTTCTGGGCGCCAGCATTAAGCTGAGCGATATTAGCCTCATTCAAACCAACCTCAGAAGGAAGTAAAGCATGAATACGGTCAGTAGTAGCATCCGAAAGCGCGGCCTGAGCTACAGCCTGGCCAGCTTGAGCGGCCTTAAGGGCAGTATCCGCATTTAAATTGGAAGCCTGAGCATCACCCAAACGCAAATTATTATACGTATTAAGCGCACTATCAACCATATTCTCAGGCTGAATAACAGGGTGAGGCTGAGCAACATAATCAACATGAGGAGCAGGAATAGGCGCAACAGCAACATTATTAGTGGCCGCACCATAAATCAAGTTAGGATTAAGATTAGCCGCCTTAAAACGAGCCATAACAGCCTCAGGAGAATTATACTCACGAGCAATATCAACCTGCTGCTCATTATATTCCTCCTGCTGAAACTGTTGCTGAGTTTGAAACGCACGATTAGCGGCGTTAGTAGCATCAGTATTAGAATTATTAATCAAAGTACCAGCAACGCCACCGAGAACACCGAGGGCGGAGCCAACAAATGGTAAAATGGACATTTCGGCAGAAATTAAAAAATAAATCCTTAACGGCGATAAGGAAGAACACGATTAAACGACGAATAATCGATAACAATTGACAAAGTGGTGTCAATTAGCACTAAGACAGCAAGACGACTTAGTGCACACCAGAAAATGCCTCCAAATGCTTACGGAAACGCTCACGCTTAACAGACATAGCAGGTTTACCATGAGCGGCAGAAGCAAGAGCCAAATCAACCTGGGCAAT